GAGAAGCTTGAAGAACTCATTGAGAGGGGATTTGATTATATTTCTCTTGATGGTCAACACCGCACCAATACTATTTTGGATTTTTTTAATAATAACTTAACCGTTACGCGAGATTTTAAGGATTTTGAAAACAAGATACACAAGTGTCTAAATGCTTACTGGAAGGACTTACCAAAAATTGTTAAACCACAACTTCTCAGCAACAGCATACATGTTAGCTTTGTAACTGATGCGGTTTATGGTGAATTCGCCCCCATGTATCAAGATCTGAATGCCGGCGAGCCTCAGAATGACCAGGAACATCGCTCTGCGTATCCATCCCCTGTGGCCAATCAGATTCGCACCTGGAGAGAGGTTTATAAGGATGCTCTGGCCCGCGTTGTTAGGGAAAAGGTAATTATTCGGATGGGCGATGACGAGTTGTTGGTAAAGTTTGCCATATCTTTGATAGGGAAGTACAATTATAACCAATTTCAGCCCACTTCGGGATTTCAGTCTGCAGTCTTGGACCGCTGGTATACAATTGGCAATAGTGTTGCCGATATCGACTCCAGTGGGTCTCCGTATGTTCAAGAAGAATTTGATCGTGCCGAGAGAATTTTAGACATATTGGCGAAGGTTTTGGAAAAGCAAGAATATTACCCACCCAGCAAAAACATCTCCAATAAGATGACTTGGGCGGCGCTATTTGCATCTGAATGGGCTTATGATAATAATTATAATATCACAGACCATGGAGAATTTTTTAAACTTCTCAAAAAAATTGATGATGAGCTTGCTAACAGTTCGCTGCGGGAATTTACCAAGACTCAGACAGATAAGATTGAAAATGACGAAGATCCCGAGGATATAAAAAGGAATGACTATTATTTCGCATGGGCTCAACTGGTTCATTATAGCGACAAACGCGCGGCCCGACGCAACGCCCTTGTGGACCGTCTTGAAGAGGAACGATTTACGTGCGGGCTATCTTCAATGTATTTGGCAGAAATGCGACAGGCAGCTGCATAATGCTAATTTTTAAAAAAAACCTTGACTTATCGAAAGTGAATTGATATAATGTTAACCAGATGATTGAGAGAGTTATCAATCAGACTATAGGGTAATTTACCCACCCATTAACACACAGGAGGAAAAAATGGGAATTGATATGAAGAAAATGCGGCAGAAGTATGCAACCCTCAAAAACCGCGGGAGCGGGGGAGGACAGAGCTATTTTTGGCGCCCACAGGATGGCGAGCAAACCATCCGAATTGTTCCAACGGCAGACGGTGATCCATTTAGGGAGTTTTGGTTTCACTATAATGTTGGCAATGCTTCTGGATTCTTGAGCCCGAAGAAGAACTTTGGAGAGGATGATCCTCTGAACGATTTTGTTCGCTCCCTCTATAAGGAAGGGACCGAGGAAAGCATCAAGATGGCCAAGAGCCTTTCCGCTCGCCAACGCTTTTTCACTCCCGTAATTGTTCGCGGTGAAGAAGATCAAGGTGTTCGTATTTGGGGTTTTGGCAAGCAAGTCTATGAAACTCTTCTGCAGCTTGTTCTGAATCCAGAATACGGTGATATCACCGATACTGATTCTGGCACCGATCTTACCCTTAATTATGGTAAGCCTGCTGGAGCGCAGTTTCCACAGACGAAGCTGACACCGAAGCGTCGACCAAGTCCCCTCTTGGAAGATCAAGGTCGTGTCAAGGAGGCTCTTGAGTCCATTCCGGATTTTTCAACCCTCTTTGAGCGCAAGACCGCCGCGCAAGTTCAGACCATCCTGGATGAATTCTTGCTGAGCGATGAGGATGCAGAGGGCGTTTCTTCGGAAACAACCAAGTATTCCGACGCCACAACGGATGTTGACAAGGCTTTTCAAGAGTTGTTGTAAACACTAGTGGTTAAGAGGGGGGCTTCGGCCCCCCTTTTTTTTAAGGAGAACAAATGACAAAAAAGTATTCAACAATATTGGCGGATCCTCCCTGGATGCAACAGGGTGGAGGCAAATCAAAAAGAGGGGCTGACAAACATTACCCACTTTTAAAAGAAGAGCAAATAAAAAGCATAATGTCAAAGGTTTTATATGACATTGTTGAAGAAAACGCCCATATGTATATGTGGGTTGCAAACAATCATTTGCCCGAAGGTTTGCGAATCATAGAACATTTAGGTTTTCGTTATATTACCAATTTAGTTTGGACTAAGCCTTATTTTGGATTAGGGAGATATTTTCGTGGTCAACACGAGATTTGCCTTTTTGCCGTAAAGGGTCGTGGGTTTTCTTGCCGCACAGAAGTAAATAACGTTTCTTCTTTAATAGGCAAAGACTTTATAAGACCTACTATTCACAGTAAAAAACCAGAAGAAATGTATGATCTTATTGAAGCCAGAAGCGAAGGGCCTTATTTGGAATTGTTTGCTCGTTCCCCCAGACCAGGATGGGCTGTGTGGGGCGATGAAGTTGGTTTAAAAATAATTTGAAGGAGAACAAGTGGTAAACAAAGGTGGCCTCTCTGTGGCAGAAATGCGCAAGATGCTTAATAAGAAGCACGGCATGACCGTTGCGCACAATTTAAAAGATGAAAACCCAACAGAAGTAACAGAATGGATTCCAACTGGTTCACGCTGGTTGGATTCGATTATTTGTCGTGGACAGTTGGCCGGAATTCCAGTTGGGAAAGTTACAGAAATTGCTGGTCTTGAATCAACAGGTAAATCTTACATGGCGGCGAAGATCGCAGCGAATGCCCAAAAAATGGGGATTACTGTAATCTATTTTGATAGTGAGAGCGCCATTGATCCTGCTTTTTTGAAAAATGCAGGTTGTAATGTAGAAGATTTAATTTATGTCCAAGCCCAGTCGGTTGAAATGCTTTTGGAATCAATTGAAGAGTTTTTGAAGACCGGAGAAAAGTTTCTTTTTATCTGGGATTCTCTCGCCCTCACGCCGGCAATCGGCGACGTGGAAGGAGACTTCAATCCTCTATCCAGCATGGCGTTGAAGGCTCGCATCCTTGCAAAGGCGATGAGCAAGCTCACAATCCCGATTGCGAATACGGAATCAACCTTCTTGGTTCTAAACCAATTAAAAACAAACATCACCAGAAACCCGAACATGGCCCTGGTTGAACCATTCGTGACTCCTGGCGGGAAAGCAATGATATACGCATATTCATTGCGTATTTGGCTCACTGGGCGCAAGGCAAAGGCCTCTTTCATCACAGATGATAATGGGTTTCGAATTGGGTCTGAAGTAAAGGCGACATTAAGAAAGAGTCGGTTTGGCTCACAGGGCCGACAGGCAACTTTTAAAATTCTTTGGGGTGATGAAGTTCGTATCCTTGATGAAGAGAGTTGGCTTGAAGCGATTAAGGCCTCAAACCATATTGAGATCAAGGGTTCGTGGTATTCTCTTGACATGGGCAATGGCGAGACCGTAAGATTTCAACCAGGAAGATGGATGGATAAAATCAAAGATCTCGCGTTCAAAACGAGAGTATTGGAAGTAATGGAGGAACACGTTATTCAGAACTTCAAGACACGACAAGGAAACCCTAACGATTTTTATGATGTGGATGGTAACGAAGAAGAATGAAAAGAATATTAATAATTGATGCCCTCAACATGATGTATCGTAATTACATCGTTGATCCAAGCATCTCAACAAACGGTGCCCCAATCGGGGGCCTCAAAGGCTTTATGAAATCCCTCCAGAAGCTCGCTCGGGAAACAAAACCTGACGACATCATCATCTGTTGGGACGGAGAAGGTGGATCACAGAGGCGAAGATCCCAAAACAAAGATTATAAAGCTGGTCGTAAACCAATCCGCCTCAATCGCTCAACAAGAAATTTGTCCGAGGATGAAGAAAAAGAAAATAAGTTCTGGCAACAGTTAAGGCTAATTGAATACCTCAACCAACTTCCAATCACCCAACTGATGCTTCCGAGCGTTGAAGCAGACGATGTGATCGGTTATGTCACCCAGTATTCAAAGTTCAAGGAAGACCAAAAAGTAATCATATCCAGTGACAAGGACTTCTTTCAACTTTGCAGTGGAAATACTATTCTTTATAGACCCGTGCAAAAGGTTATATTGAATGAGTCTCGGGTCACAGAAGAATACGGCATTCACCCAAATAATTTTGCTCTTGCTCGTGCCATCTGTGGAGACAAGAGTGATAATATAAAAGGGATTCCTGGTGCAGGGCTCGCGACAATCGCAAAGCGATTCCCCTTTTTGAAGAAAGGGGGGTCAAGCACAATCAGTATGATCATGGATCATTGTGAAGAACAAGAAAAGAAATTGCTTATTCATGAAAGAATTCTTGACAACCGAGACAAGATCAGTGATAACTATAAATTGATGCAACTGTATTCCCCGTCAATTTCAGCACAGGGAACACAACAGCTGAGAGAGAAGTTAGATAACGAATCCAGAATATTCAATAAGACGGCCATTGTTTCAATGATGTTTGAGGATGGTGTTGGAGAATATAATTGGCTGGAACTCTGGGCTTGCTTTAACAGGATTGTTTGGGAAAGTAAAGCCCCATTCTAATTTAAGCACCCATAGCTCAGCTGGATAGAGCAACGGCCTTCTAAGCCGTGGGTCGCAGGTTCGAACCCTGCTGGGTGTGTTACTAAAAGAGGAAAAAAATGGATTTAGCAACAATAGTTGGCGTTATAGGGAACACTTGCGTCATGACGACGATAGTTACAGGGATGATATTGTTCTTGGTAGTAAACGTAAGGCATAAAGATGATAAATGAAAAATGTTGGTGATCTAGTACTTCTTAAAGAGCAGTTCGCAAAAGAGTTTTATCATACTGGGGCTGAAAAAGATCTTGGAATTGGCATTGTGCTTTCTGAGTTTACTTCTTCGTCTCATGAGCTGTTTTTTGAAATTGTGTGGTCTTCTGGCCATCGAGAATATTGTCGCCCATCATGGCTTAAATTAATTAAAAAAACTTCTGGTAAAAACCCCGGAAAGGAGTTATAATAGCAGCATGCAAAAAGCAAACGCTCTTAGCTTTGAAAAGCAAGAAGATTTCTCTCGTTTCGGCAAAAACTTTCAAGAAAGTCTGTGCCGTTTAATTTTATTGGACCGACCGTTTTCAGATCAGATCGGAGAGGTTCTTGACTTTAACTTTTTTGAGTTAAAATATTTGCAAATTTTTTGCAAAAAGATTTATCAGTATAAAGATAAATACAAAGCTCACCCAACAACGGATATCATGTTTACTGTTTTGCGAACAGAGCTTGAAGGTGAGAACGAGGCTGTTCAGGAACAAGTTCGGAACTATTTTGCTCGTGCCATAAGCAAAAGCAAAACAGAGAGTGAAAACTATATTAAGGAAGTGTCTCTTGACTTCTGTAAAAAACAAAAACTTAAAGAGGCGATTTTAAAATCCATTAAGCTGATTCAGGGTTCTTCCTTTGATGAGGTTAAACAAGTAATCGATGCAGCTTTAAAATTAGGAACTGACAACAACTTTGGCCATGACTACATTAAGGACTTTGAGGAGCGCTTTATTCCAAAGCACAGGTTCCCTGTTGCAACTGGCTGGAAAGATATTGATGATATCTGCGAAGGGGGTCACGGGAAAGGTGAATTGGGGGTGGTGATTGCTCCAACCGGCGCGGGCAAGTCAATGGCACTTGTGCACTTGGGCGCGTCTGCTTTGAGACAAGGAAAAACGGTAGTGCACTATACTTTAGAACTTCAAGACACCGTGGTGGCGAATCGTTATGACAGTTGTTTGACCGGAATCCCCCTCAGAAGCCTTCTTCAGCACAAAGAAGAGGTATTGGAAGAGATTAAAGAGATTGAGGGGTCTTTAATCGTCAAAGAATACCCAACAAAATCTGCCTCCACAAACACAATTAGAACTCATCTTGAAAAGCTAAAAATTCGCGGCATTGATATTGGAATGATCATAGTTGATTACGGAGATTTGCTAAGACCAACGCGCGATAGAAAAGAAAAAAGAACAGAATTGGAATCTATTTATGAAGAGTTAAGATGCTTGGGGCAACAGTTTGAATGTCCAATTTGGACAGCTTCCCAGACAAACAGAC